GCCAAGCAGCGACCGATGCCTCGGTTCACTGGGATTTCTTGGCCCGCCGCGAAGATTACTCATCCGGAAGCAAGCCGTCACCTTTTCCGTTTGAGGTCAGAAAGAAACTTGTCGAGTCCTATATCGCCACGGCCAATGCCTCCGTCGATGTGGCAACCGCTCTCAAGGGCGAAGCCTTCTCGATTGTAGAGAGAGATCTAATGACCCAGGTCGAGGCGACACGTCGGGCGGCTGGCGGCGAGGAAGGCAAGCTGCACAACGAACTACCCGAGGGTGTGCGTGTTTCGACTTTGCGAATGACGACCTATCTGTCCCAAGCGGCCACTGAAGCAGCCGTGCATTGGGATTTCTTGGCCCGTAGAGAAGATTATTCCAGCGGAAGTAAACCCAATCCGTTCTCCTACGAGGTTCACAAAAAGCTGGTTGAGTCCTATATCGCCACGTCCAATGCCGCGGTTGAGGTGGCGACTGCGCTCAAAGGCGAAGCCTTTTCGGTGATTGAGCGCGACCTCATGCAGAATGTCGAAGCGGCCCGTCGGGCGACAGCGGGAGAAGAAGGCCGACTCCACAATGAGTTGCCTGAAGGTGTTCGCATCGCGACAAGCCGACTGACGCAGTATTTAAGCCAAGCCGCCGTCGAGGCTGGCGCTCACTGGGACTTCTTGGCCCGACGTGAGAACTATTCGAGCGGAATAAAACCCAATCCTTTTACCTATGAAGTGCGCAAAAAATTCGTGGAGTCCTATGTCGCGTCCGGGGCTGGTGCGATCGAAGCCGCGGCGGCGCTCAAAGCCGAAGCGCAAGCGTTGATCGAGCGTGACTTGATGGCCCAGGTTGAGGCGGCGCGTCGTGCTGCTCCCGGCGATGAAGGTAAGCTCCACAACGAACTCTCCAACGGGGTCACTATACCTACTGCTCGTTTGACGACTTTCTTGTCCCAGGCTTCGACCGAGATCGGGGCGCATCAAGCCTTTCTCCAACGCCGCGAAGACTACAACGGCCCCGCACCCGCGGCGACTTACGAGCAAAGAAAGATGCTGGTCGAAAGCTATCTGGCAACTTCAGCCAACCAACCGGAAGTGGCGACAGCCTTAAAACAGCAAGCCTTGGCCGTGATCGAACGCGACGTGATGCAAAGTATAGAGTCCACGCGACGGGCGACACGGCAGGGGCTTTTGGTGACCGACACCGAAAGTTTCGGGTATCACTGGGGTCGGATCGGTTTGGAGCTTCCCGAGGCATACAGGCTTTCGGACTCGGCTGTGAAGCGGATGGTCAACGCGGCCGAAGAGCAACTCATGGCCGCTGGGAAATGGGTTGGCACCGTTACGGAGTATCTCGCTCCAGTAAACGCATCCGGAGAATTCTTCTTGCCCCGCGAGTTGGAGACTATTCTCTACATGTCTTTTGACGGCGACCCCAAGCCTGTCCACGATCGGCTCAACGAATGGATCCGAGGCGGAACTGGATATCGGGAGGCTGACGACAAATGGCGCGAAGGAGCCGTGGACCGTGGAGAGTCTTACGATCCGGCCGACAACATTCTCAAACGGCTTTACTGGATCACTCTGCCGACTGCGGTGCCTGAAGTTCTGATTTTGGCCAAACGCCGCTTTATCCCCCATGCCTCCGACTCGGAGAGAATGTATCTGCGTAACTACCAAGCGATTTACGAGGCGACCAAGGGTATCCTCCTTGGAGGCGAGCAGATCACCCCGCACATCGAGAAGGCCAAGGAGATGCTGGCTGGCCAGATCGCCCAACAAAACTTCACCGGAAACCGCGGTGCTGCCCACACCCGTCGCGTTCTTCAGTTTCGGTGATATAGTAATAACCGCACAATGACTCACGTAACAGAGACCAAAGCTGTGACCCCGTTGGATGTTCTGGAAAAAACCATGTTCCAGTTTCCTCAAGTCGATTGCCCTTTAGTGCATCGGTTCACAGACGGGATGTATATCCGAGAGATTTTTATGCCCGCCGGAACGACCGTCACCACTTTGGTCCACAGAACCAAACACCCTTTTGTAATCCTTAAGGGGAAGGTTTCGGTCTGGAACAATGGAGAAGTGGATCATCTTGAAGCGCCTCACATCGGAATCACCGAGCCTGGAGCACGTCGCCTTATCGTGATTCACGAAGACACGACTTGGGTCACATTTCATTCTACTGACCTCACCGACCCCGACGAGATTGCGGAAACTATTTGCGACACTAGAGCTAATCCCATGTTGGAAGAAAACGATCATGTCCGCAGTATGTGGCGCAAAAATCAACGCGGAGAAATAAACCGGCCTGAAGACGCCTACAAATTGATGCAGGAGGTAGCATAATGGCTTTTGGAACCGGAGCAGTGACTACTGCGCTGATCGGAGGCGCAATCGCGGGTGGTGTTGGCGTTGGCGGCGGTTTGCTGACAAGTGCCCTCACTAAGGGTGGAGGTGGAGGCGGCGGCATCAACACCAAACAGATCAAGGCCGTGATGGACGAATACATCGGCCAAGTAAGAGCGGCTATTGAGACGGGGAGAGCCAATGTCGCAGGTGCCGTCAAAGGCATGGACAAGAAAATCCAAAAAGGTGTCGATGAGTTAAGAGGTGCCTCCGATGCCGAGACAAAAGCGTTCTGGAACAACTTGGGAATTTTCAATGACGGGCTAATCAACAGCGCGAGTGCCTTGGTTGAGACTTATGACGGGGATGTGATGCAGGCGTTGGAGACCTTGCAGTCCAACGTGGTGTCTCTCAGTGAAGGTTACGCCGAAGATATGGGAGCCGAAATCTCCCGCTACGGTTCGGTCGAGGACGCGCTCAATGCCAAGCTGGCCCAAGACGAAACGGTAGCCGAAGAAAAATTCCTCGGACGGGTCAACGAGGCCAAAGCGGAATACGAACAGAAGTCTTTGGCCGAAGTCGACGCGGCAAAAGCCGAGTCGATGTCTTTGGGCGACCAGTTCATGCAGAGGTCGCAAGCTGCTTTGGGGCGGTTTGACCAAGCTGCGACTTTGTCACCCGAGTTTTTGACACAAGCTACCCGAGCCGCAGACACCCTCTCCAAGGCCGCGCTAGACACCAGAATGGACCTCTTGGCGAAGGCAGACCCTCGGGCTCTGGAGCTTTCGGCTATTGCTGACGAAAACGCCGCTGCCCTGATGAGCGGGCGCATTTCTGCGGATGTCCAAGCCAACGTGGCACGGTCGAGTGCGATGCGTGCTTTGCAGGGCGGGTTCGGGGCTTCCAGTGAGATGGGTCGTGGTTTGGCCGCTCGAGATCTGGGACTGACTTCACTCGACCTCATGGGGCGCGGGTTTGAAATGAACGAGCGCCAGCGCCGCTTGAACTACGACACGCGAGTGGCGGGCACCCAGGTGTCTGGGCTTCAGACAGCGGAGCAGATGAGGGCAGGAGAATCGGCGCTGCTTGATGCCACACTTCGCACCGCTGAAAGCGACCGCAACCAGCGCATCGGTGCAGTGCAAGAGGCTTCAGGGCAGAGGTTGCAAACTTTCGACAAGATTTTTGCCTCGTCTCGGGGAGCTATCGACGACCTCCGTGCTCAAGATATGACTTTGGCATCGACTCTCAATGCCAACGCCCGTGACGCCAATATCCGCGCTGCAGGGATGCGGATGGGAGCAACCCAAGATGTCTACAACAACATGAGGGGGTTGTCCGATACAGTATTCAATGCGGGGTTGGGTCTTGCTAACCAAAAACTTTCTACAGGGCTTTCTGTCGCCGGTGACATCTATAAGACAAATGTTGGTGGTGCAGGAAAAGTTTACGACACGAGAATGGGCGCGGAAGGAAGTATTTTTAGCACACGCGGACAAGGCGCAATCGCAGGAATGCAAGCTCAGGCTGCGTATGAAGCCGCGGCACTGCAAGCAATGTCCGGTGCCCTTGGTAATTCAGCAGCGACCCAAGCCAATATTCCCATCATGCAAGCGGCCCAGCGCAATGCGGGGGCGATGCAGTCGGCCCAGCTTTGGGGTTCCGCGCTCCAAGCTGGTTCGTCTTTGGCGGGTTCGTTCCTCGGTAGCCAGAACTGGAGCAACCTCGGCGGCGGGCGGAGTTTCGGTGGCAGCACCTATGGCGGATATAATCCGACTGCCAATTCCCCGTATCTTGGGAACATAAGCAACGCCAGCTATCGACCTGTCGCTCTACCGACTTAATATATGGCATCCTCTTTCATAGACCCGAACCTCGTAAAAATGGCCATCGAACCCGCGGCCCCGCCGTGGAATTGGAATCCTGGGGCTACGTTTGTGGAGGCTTTTAACAGCGCCCAAGAGAACAAGCGGCGTAATGAAGAAATGGCGATGGAGCAGGAGCTTGCCAATATTTTGCTGCCATACAAAAAAGCATCTGCTGCTTTGGAGTTGGATAAACTTCAACAAGAGGTAGAGCGCAGCACGCTACTGACTGAACGATTCAGGCAAGCCAGCAGACAGTCCCATCAAGGAATCATGCAGGGGATCAGGAATCCCCAAGGCGGAGAAGAAATCAATGCCAATCCTTACGATATCTTTGGCGGCAACGGTGAAACAAACCCGCCTACGCAGGAGAGTGCTGGTGAACCTGAATCCTCGCAGGATTCCGGCGGCAGTATGGATATTACGGGTTACTCCGCTTCGTTAGGGAGCACCGAAGATAACCCTATTGTGAGTCTGGCTTCGTCTTTGCCTGATACGGAGAACCGTCCGCAAATAGATACTTCCAAGATTCCTGCAACTGGATTGCTGGCCGATTCCTCGGGCGAGCTAACGCCGACCTCCATGTCCGCCATGAAGGTAGCTAGTGACGCCGTAGCTCCACAAGATGCCAGTAACATGGCTGACGACATGCTTCTTTCACGTCTTAGCGGCATCACTGGCGGTGTTGATTTTGACTCGCTGCCGTCGCCGGAAGAAGTATCGAAACCGCGAGTATCGATCGACACTGCATCCAAAGCTGAAGGTGAGCCTAAAGCAGAGTCTTCAGGTCTTGGCTGGGGCTCGCTAGATCCATTACTGACAAAACGAAAGCTCCTTAAAGACCAGTATGACGGGATTCAAAGCGTAAAAAACTATCGTTTAGATGGCGTCAAATTGGACCAGACGACCAAGTGGAATCAAGCAACCGCTTCCGCGTTAGGTAAACTAAGTGCTTTTGGGATTACTGACCCTGTCACTCTGAACGCGCTTACCGATCTGCCCTCGGAGAAAAGATTGAAAGTGCAACAGATTGTCCAGGAGAACATGGCAAACGGTGGCACTCCGAACTGGACCTCGGCGATGGAGCAAGTGAACGGTGGAACTACTACAGAAGGAGGCGGAGTAGACCGTCGAACACAGCTTGCAAACCAAATCAAAACTTTAGCAGAGGTCGATTTTCCGAATAAAGATGCAGTTCTAAATCCTTTGATTGCGGAATTCCAAACCATGACTGAACAACAGCCTGCGTTTGAACAATTCGCTTCAGTTCAAGCACAGCTTGATCTACTGCCAGTATACCAAAAACAAAACCGTCCGATCAATGGTCGTCAGGATTATGATGTTCTCTCGCAAGAATTGCAGGATAACAAACTTAAAGCGGTTGCCGGGATGATTGAGAAAAGTGACCCGCGTGTGCTCAATTTTAACAGCTACGCCAGAACCAAAGACGGGACACAGCTTACCAAGTCCGGCATGGAACAGTATCAAAAAGATCTCACTGAAAAGCGTGCAAAGTTTGGCAATAGGTTCGTTATTTTTACTGGGCAGGACGCTGTGTTTCCGAAGCAGGGGGAAATTGAAAGGTTCCAATCAGAAAAAACAGATACGTCAGGCACATCAGAGGCTTCAAATATTCCAGAATCCGCAAGTGCCAAGAGTGTGGCCCGGGCGTTGAAGAACGTAGCATGGGCCACGGGAACTGAAGACATGCCTCATATTTATGCTAAAAAGATGTATGAGAGGTATGTTGGAAAACCTTTCACCGATGCCGCGTGGCCTTGGGTTAATTCATTCCTCAAAGAATTGAAGCAGTCGGATGCCTCTCCGAATGCCGAATAGAACATAGCGCCTCGGCGCGCTATATTAGAAGATGCTTGCCGAAGACGAGATTCAAAGGCTTTTGGGCTTGGCCTCCGCGCCCATAGACCAAGAAGAGCCAGAGATTGAAGAACAGCGTTTTGACCTGACTCCGTCGGCGGTCGATCTGACCAGCCTCTCCCAGACCGCCGCGGAAGCCTTAGAGGAAGAAGAGTCTGGCGGGCTCGCTATTGAAGACGCGCTGGCTATGGCTGGCGTTGAGCCGACACGACTCATACAAAAAGAACGCTCCCTCGGTGAAGAATTCGGCGTCGGCATCGACCGCGGCGTCGACCAGACCCAAGCCCTAGGCTACGGGCTCCTCGGGATGATCGGCCAGAGTCTCGGGGTGGAGGGAATCGAGGAATACGGGCTGGAGAACTACGTCCGAAAAATGGAGGAGGCCGCGCAAAGCGAGGCTTCTGTCAGGGATCCTTTCGAGGAGATCGAGGACGCAGGGGATGCGGCTACTTATGCGGCAGGATTGATCGGCGAGCAGCTTCCCCAGCTTCTTGTCTCGGCAATCGGCGGCGGCATCGGCGGATTTGCGGCCAAGACGGTGGCGAAAAAAGTCGTCGCCAATGAGATCGGAAAGCGTGTCGCAGCGGGGATGGCTGGACGTGAGTTCGCCAGTGAGGCGGCGAAGATTGCCGCCCGCGGGGAACTGACCAAGCAAGCCAGCAAAGAGGTCGCCGAAAAAGTAGCCCAAGGCGTGCTCATGTCCGAGGGAGCCGCCGCGACCAAGGGCGGAATTGCTGGAGCTTATCTTGCCAATTTCGGACAAATCGCGGGTGGTAGCTTTGGTCAGATCGCACAAGAAACGGGTGAGGGTGACGCCGCAGCCGCGGCGGCTTTTGCCGTTCCAGGTGCCGCGCTCGATACGCTGGGTGAAGTCTTTATCGCGGGGAAATTTCTCAAGCCTTTCACAAAGGCGGGACGGGCTGCTGCCGGAGGGGCAGAGATGTCACTTCTGGGGCGCGTGGCTCGCAGTGTGGGCGTCGGTCTGCCGTCCGCGGCAGCAATCGAAGGTGGCACCGAGTATGCTCAGACGGGCTTGGAGCAAGCCGCCCTTGGTGCGGCCGATCCGAATCGGACGATTGAGGAAGTAATCGGAACTCCCGAAGCCGAGCGTGAGCGTCAGATCGCTGCGACAGCGGGTGCTGTGGTAGGTGGCGGTCTCGGCGGTGCTGGCAGTGTCATCGAAGCACTGGCCCCGCAGACGGCGGCAAAACTGCGGCAAACTACGCAAGGGCGCACGGAAGAAGCTCCAGCCGAACCTGGTGCTGCTCTGCCCGGCCAATGGTCGAAACCAGTCGAAGTCGGCGGGGTTACCATGCGCAAAAGTGCTTCGGGTATTTGGGCCGCGATCAACCCGCCGGAAGATCTGGATCCTGCTGCTCCTCGCAACACTCTTGAAGACGGCTCGAACGTGTTGGTGCTACGCAGTGCGGCCGGTGAGCAAAACAGTTGGCTAATCGAAGAAGCAGAAAGTGCTTTAAGTGAAGTCTCCGAAGGACAAGGAGCCGACGATCTGACCGAGGTTGAAGCACAGCAAATCGCCGATGACGAAGATGAGTTGGGCGAGGATGCCGAGCTTCAAGAACTGCGGGAAGGCTTGGCAGTCGGCGAAGAGCCGCCGCGCCAAGATCTCGGCACTGGTCAGCCGATTAAATCCGCTGAAGAATCAGCCCGCGCTATTGACGACATTTACACTGAGGCCGAAAGGACGGGACAGAGTCCGTTTGGCGCACTGTTCCAGAAAAAACGTGCCGATGCCGAACGATCCCGTGAGAGAAAGGCCAACGATAGACTGCTGCAATGGAGCCGTGTCATCGCACGTAAACCAGACGAGACGAAACAATTTATCGACGGCTTGAAGCCGGGCGACCGGGTAAGCATCGCTTCTGGAGATGTCGGAGATGACAACTTTACCGAGACCACTGGCATTTTCCTAAAACGCCGCCCAAGTGGAAATGCTGTATTCAAAGTGGCGAGGCTCTCGCCGCGCTCGGCAGAAGCAACGGCAGAACAAAGAGCACGAGGTGAAACGCTGGTTGGCCCCGTGCAGCGTATCGACATAACTCCCGATAAATTTAATCGCATCAGCTTGGCTCCTCCTCCGGAGTCACGACCATTAGTCAGTCCCTTCGAGGAGACGATGCGTGAATTGCTCGGAACGAATCCGGACAAGCGTTCCGCTGGGCAAGCCTTGGGATCTCCGTTCACGGGTGCGGGGGCTCCACAAGAAACGACGATCAGCAACCGGATGGGCAGCGGGCCGATCCCCGTTCTGGTGAGGTGGTTCAACAAGAAGGGTGAAAAAGGGACGGTCATCCCAACGTTCAAAGGCAAGTTTACCAACTCGCCACTGACAACTGTGTTCCAGATGAACGAAGGTCTGGGCGTCGAGGTGCCAGACGACCAGTTGGCCGATCTCAACCCCGACATCCAAGTCGAGTCGGTCAGCAACAAGAAAGGTGGCCGTAAGAACATTGTCACGGCAGTCAATCTCTGGGGCCGCACTTACCGTCGTGGCAAAACGCCGGCCGACTTTTCTGTCAATGAAGACTACCGCTATTCTGGTGCAGAAGGCCAGAGACAGCGGGATGCGGCACAGAGTATTAAAGAAAATCCGGATAGCCCTTTAGCAAAAAACCTAGTTAAAACAGACAGCTTCGGTAAAAAAACAGACGCTCGTCGCCTTAAAGCTGCCAAGAGAGGGCTATGGATTTTTGACGACATTTATCGCAACTCGCCCGAGCGTATCGCCGCCAGTGAAGCCGGTCGCCAAGGTGCTCAGACAAGGCAAGGCGGTCCGCTGGAGGAACAACTTCGCCGCGTGGCCGGCAACATCGAGAAACTCGATCCGGTCGAAAACTCTTTTTACCAAAATGACTTTGAGCGAGCTACGGACTTCTTGGAGAACTCAGGTCTCAACGACGAAGAGAAGCGGTTGGCCCAGCAGATTGCCCAGGACAAGATCGTCTTGGCTTACGAGAAGATTGCCCGTTCCAGCCGTGGTGCGCCTTTCCGCACTGAAGGTCGCGATCAAATTGCTAAACGTCTAACCGAAGTCTTGGCCGAGTTGCGGGCTGAAGAACTGGCGCAAGCCAAGGACAAAGCACTCTCCTCGATTTATGGTGATGTGCGCGGATCGAAAGAAATTCGCTCGGCTCAAACGCGGGTCAATCGTCTGACGGGAAAAGCTCTCGGCAGCGTGCGGCAACAAAGTCCCGAGCGGTCGCTAGAGAAACTTGGCACTTCACAGCGCAGCTTGACCAAGAACCCGAACGAGGTGCAGAAGCAAGCCTTTGAAGACCTAGAGAATTTCTTGGAAGGTCAGGCCCTCTCCGGAAAATCCCGTGAAGACATCGAGAAGCAAATCCTCGGCCGGATTGAAAAGGGCACGGCGGGGATGCTCAACAAAGCCAAGACGATCCTCGAAAAAGAATTTACCGACGGGCTTAAAGGTCGGGAACGGGGTGAGGTGGTTCGCGCTATCAACCAAGTGGCCGATCGCTATCGCCGCCTCGGGCGGTTCAACCCTATCGGTATCGCCACTCGTGCAGCGTTCTCGGCCAAGCGTTCCATCCGTCGTGACGCGGCCAATTCGCCAATCGAGCGTGGGGCTCAAGCTCCGCAAGGCACAAAAGCCAAGCCGCCAGAAGCTATCGGACAACGCGACCAAGCAGGAGACATCCAGAAATCCGGCACTGAGGATGTTTCAGATTCTCCTTTCGAGCAGCTTGCCAAAAAGGAAGAGAAAGCAAACAAACCAAAAGGTGACCCTATCGAAGCCAGAGAAGAAGGCCGCGACCGCATCCTTCAGCTTGCTGACGAAGACCTAGAGGTTGTTCTCAGGAACCGAGCGTTCTTGGAAAATGAACAAGGGGAGACAGTTTATGGTCAAAAGAGTAGACTCAAAGCGGCTCAACGTAGACGAGCCCTTGAAATTGAACGATTTATATCAGGAGAACTAAACTATGAAGACATCTACCCTAACGCCCCAAGAGGAGGAGACGCCGCCGTCACCGATGGTGCTGTCACTGCTGGCCGGACGAGCCCTGGAGAAGTATTATCCGGAGCTTCTCGATCAGTTGCCCGCGGAACTGCAAGAACGAGCGGTCAGCGGGGATCAGACCGTGTGGGCGGATCTGATCAAGGAGCAGCCGGAACTGTTCAGACAGCCCCCGTTCAGCGTGATGGAGGATCTGGCGTTCCAGCACCTCTTGACCCCCAAGCCGTCCGAGCAAGAGCCCGAGCTACTACCCGACGATTCGTCCAGTCCTTTGCCCGCCTAACCGACGCGGAGCTAACTTCGCTTTCCGATGCCGAGCTTGATCGTGCTCGGCAAGCCATCCTCAACGAACGCGACCCTGCCGAGGCATCGGCTGATCGCGTAGCAATCGGATCGACCGCGGCATCTGTTGCCGATTTAGCACGCCGCTCGGGCTTGGACTTGCTGCGCGGAGCCGCAGCCGAACTTGCCACCGAGCAAGCTAACCGGGACGCAGTCAATGCCGCCCGTGACAACTTGGGGTCGCTGTTGAGAAGTGGCGCATTCGCGGATGCCAGCACGTTCTTGGATCGCGTGGCCGTGTCCGGATCGATGCCGCGTGACGTGTCTCTCCGCGCACGGGAGTTTGTGAAGCTGGCCCGCCGCGGGCTTAACTTCAACAACGTCGGGATTCAAATCGGACGCTTCGGCCCTGATACCTCTTGGGCCGGACTGACCACTGGCAGCGGCGGGGCTTACAACATTTCAATCAACTTGGACGCCGTCCATGACCGTGACAGCGCAGTCAACACGATGCTGCACGAGCTTCAGCATGTTGTTCTCAAAGAGAAAGTCGCCCGCCGGATCCCGCTCAACCGCGTGGAGCAGGAAGCTCTCGACCGCTTGGAAGGCATCCGCCGCGAGACGGTGATTCGCGCTGCCCGCGACCGCAAACTGAATGTGCCTGACCAGCCGACCGATGCCGATGTAGCAAGACTCACCAAAGAGCTTGTGGATCTATCCGACCCAGCTTTGGGTCTGGATGCCGATCGCTCACTGGCTTCGCTGGAGAACCTGGATGAGTTTGTTGTCGAAGTATCGAGCAACCCTGAACTCGCCGATCTCATGGTGCGCCTCGGGTTCGGTGAGGGCAAAGGCAAGGTCACCATGCTTGGGGCTTTGAGGAACGCTTGGGACGCCTTGGTGCAGTTCATTACCGGAGTCAAAGCCGATCCCAACTCGCCTCTGGCCAAAGCCTTCAAGGATTCTTGGATGGTCACCTTCGCCAACTCCGGAGCCGATCTCAACTTGGGCGACTACACGATCCCCGAAGTCCGCCGCACGGCGATGGCTGATGAACTCGCCAAGCTGGCAGAGATCCAGTCATTCATCGATGCGCGGATCGAGCAGGAGAATTTGGCCGGCACAACCGAGGAGCGTAATCGTTTCTTGGCTGAGTGGAGCAGCCTGAACTCAAACCCCAAAACGGCTCCGGCCCGCAAAGCGCGCAAGCAAGCGGCTAAGAAGCAGAAGGCTCAAGCCAAACAAGCTGCCGAGCCCGAGAAGAAAGCCGAGCCGACTCCCCCCAAAAAGGTCGAAACCAAGAAAGTCGAGGAGAAGAAGTCTGAGACCCCAAAGAAGGTTGAGACCAAAAAAGAAACCCCTCCGAAACCTCCGGAGGTGAAGAAGGCGGTCAAGACGGCGAAGACCAAGACGATCAAACCACAGACCCCGTCCGCCGAGGAGAACGAGTTCACCGAAGCATGGAAAACATTGTCTGAAGACGAGTGGGTTAAATGGCTCAAGCAAAACGGTTACGCGCTCGGAGATGACGCCGACTACGCTCGGCTGGTCTATCGCACGAAGCGCCGTAATAACAACGTAACAACGGATCAGGGTGCACGCGACACGGTTCAGGTTTCACAGAGCAGGGCACGCGGTCGAGTAAGCCCCAAAGCCGCCGGTCGCGCATTACTCAGACTTGCGGAACAACGCGGCCAAGCCCTGTTCCAACTTCCGGCGACGTTGTCCGATACCGAAAGTCTTTTGGAAGTTATGGGATCTACGGGACAACCGTTTTCTCTTGTTGCTCTTGGGGGCAGCAACGAAAGCAATCCCGAAAACTTTTTCATCGGTTCTCAAAACGCTTTGGAGGTCGGGGCACCTGCATTCTTCGAAACCGAAGATGGCTACCAGAAAACTGTCATAACGGCAATCACGCCCAAAACCGTTGGTGTTCGGTTGTCTGACGGTTCCGAGACTTTCATGCCCAAAGGCAAAGTAGTTACTGGCCGCGGTTGGGTTGGTCTATCGAAACGCGGTCGCTGGATGATGAGTTCGAAACGCGGGAGTATCGATAAGATTGCCTACTCGATTAGTTCCGATCAGGGAAACGACTGGCCAATCGTCAACTCCCGTGAACTCTATCAAGGCATATACCAGTGGGCGCACAACACTGGGCAACTCATTGTTCCTGACGCTGTAACGTCTTGGGCTGGTAGCTATCGTCGCAACGCCCATCAGATTTCTTCTGCGCTTCGCAACAAGAGTGCGGAGCATCTTCTTCCGACTGCCGATCAACTTGGGCGGATGTTCCCTGAAATAAACGCCTCGCCATTTGCTTTTGATAAAGAGTCCGGGGGCGCTATTGAAAAAACAAATCCAGAGTTTTTGAACGCATGGAATGACCTCGGGACTGAAGAGAAAATCGCCGCCTTGGCCCGTGCCGAGATAAGTTATGTTGAACAAGCGATCCCAGAACTTGTCTCAATGGTATATGACCGTAGGACCGACAGCTTCAAAGACTTGGATCAAGGCAGATCCTTGGATAGAAACCAAGCAAGAGAACGACTTGGTGAACTCATTACGCGCCAAGAAGGCCGCGAAGATTTGGCTGAACCCGAACGAGTCGGAGAGGCAACTCTTGTGCGCTATATTGCGGAGAAGGCCGCACTTGAAGGACGCCTCGGAAACGGGTCTACGCGGGATGGTGCTGAGTCTAGTCTAGACCAGATCGCTTACTCCCGAGCCCGCGGTCGCGTCTGGCGCTCGACCACACGCAACACACCGACGGGTGGTAAGATCACCCAAGGCGGCATGTTTGCCGTCGACGAGCTTCTCGATAAACAAGCCGGCGACAAATACCGCGCCAGCCGCATGGCGATCAAAGCTGATATCGCGGTGATTCAAGAACTCTCCCGCCTTTTGCAGCGTCAGATGAAGACGTTTTACAAGGGCGAGACGCCGCCGCTCGAAACGATCAACACGGCTTTGGGTAACTTGGAGAACCCGCTGACCTCGCAGCAGATACTTGAGATCGAGCAGATGCGGGCCAGCGGGCAGACTAACCAAGCGGCCAAGAAGCGTGACCAGTATATCCGCGAGAACCGCCGCAACTTCAAGCAGACCAAGCAACCTCAAGCCCTGGCCCAGTTGCCTGAAGAATTGGCCGCGACGATCCGCGAGATGTCGGCGCACATCGAGTCACTCTCGCGCCGTCTGCCGAACGAGGGTCTGGTCAACGGCGACTTGGCGATCACCGTCGACGAGGCGCTCGGCACTTATCTCAATCGTAGCTACGCCATCTTCGATGACCCGCAGTGGTCTGATCGCGTGCGTAAAAACGCCAAGGTCATGGATGCGGCTCGCAAGTATATCCACGTCAGCTTGGCTAGAAACAAAGCCGCCGAACTGATCGACGATGCCGCAGCCGAGGGGCGGACACTTTCGCGAGCCGATGCCGAGTCGATGGCCAACGCATCAATTACCGAAGAGGAAGTCGAGGGAATCCTCGAAGGCTATCTGGCCGTGGGCCAAGAAGCCCCGACGATCGAGGTGCTCTCCGGCCGCGTCCCAGGGCAGAAGAATCTCAGCATGTTCTACAAGCGCGGCAACATCGCGCCGGAGATCCAAGCCCTCTGGGGACGCTATGAAGACCCGAGCGTCAACTACGCCAAGACGGTGATGAAGCTCTCCAGCGTCATCGCCAACGACAACTTCCTCAAAGAACTGCGCGACTTGGGTATCCAAGAAGGCTGGCTCTGGAGCGCGAAGAACAATCCAGACGACACCCGTCATCCTCCCGGCTACGTCCGCATTTCGACCGAGAACAACCCGACGCTTGCCCCGCTCGGCGGCATGTATGCCCACCCGATGCTGGCCGAAGGTCTCTTCAAGATGTTCCCTGTCGGCTCGACTGAGGAGCACTACTGGTGGCTGCGCTCGGCCATGAAGCTGACGGGTATCTCGATGGCGACCAAGACAGTCGGATCGGTGGCTTCGCAGATCCGCAACTACTTGGGCAACTACCTCAACCTCGTAGCCACGGGCAACTTGGGTCTGCGCGACATCGCCAGCGGTGACTTCTCTCGCCGCTTCGGAAACTCGACTGACACAGTGCTGGCCAACACGTTCAACAAATACCGCAACATGAGCCGCGCCGAGTGGCGGGTGAAGATCGACGACTACATCCGCCGCGGCATTGTTGGTGAGTCAATCACGACCGGACTCCTTGAAGACCTTCTGACCGCCAGCCGCAAGGCCGGAAGCCCCGACTTCGGCGATGTCGTCTGGAACAAGGTGGCCGAGCCTTTCAAGAAGGTGGCCGACTTTGCCACGCGCACTTACTCGGCGGGTGACGACTGGTTCAAGGTGATGATCTACGAGTCCGAGCAGGACAAATACCGCCAAGCCTATCCCGACTGGGATGACAACAAGGTCAAAGAGAAAGCCGCCGAGATCGCCCGCGACATCCACTGGACCTACTCGCTGGCTCCGGCCATCGTGCAGGATCTCAAGAAGTTCCCCTTCATCGCTCCGTTTGTGACCTTCACGAGTGAGGTTATCCGCACGACCTACAATCTGATGAAGCTGGCCAATCAGGAAATCACCGAAGGCCGCGCCAGCGGAAACAAAGAACTGGAAGCGATCGGCTGGAAGCGTGTTCGCGGCATGGCAACCGCAGCGTTTCTCCCCGCCGCTGTCGGCTCTGCTGCTATGGCAATGGCGGGAATCTCCGGAGAGGACGAAGAGGATCTTCGCCGCTTCC